TCCGGAGGAGTTGTTCCGGGAGGCGCTTGGGGCGGTGCGGAGACAGTTGGGGCTGAACGAAGAAGAACGAAAAAACTGCTAGTCGCCTTCCAGTTTCAATTTGCCAACCAGACCGGTTGGGAGTGCGACGATTGCCGGAGGATGGGTCTGGAATCGCGCCGGCGGTGCGGATGGCAGGGAATCCCGAGCGACGAGCGCGCGGCGCCGGTGTGGGTGAGGAAGGGTGCGGCAGCGGCGGCGTGTCCGCGATCGTATATCACGGCGGAGAGCGAACTGCTGGTCGAGGACTTCCTCGTAAGGAGACGGCTGGGCGCGACGCAGCTCGACCAATTGAGCGCACGGCAGGTCGAAGCCTTTCTGATTTTGGAAAGGGCGCTGGAAGAAGAGAAAGAGAATGGCCACCACAATACCAGACGAGCTGTATAAGACGTTTATTCAAGTGCAGGGCCAGCAGGCTTCGGCGCTTACCGAGGTAAACCTGACGCTCTCGGGCGTCCTGGCCCAGGTGCAGGATTTGCGCGCGCCTACCCCGCCGGCGAATGTCAAGACGGCGTCGAGCTCGGGATCGGCATCGCAGGGCAGCTCCGCCGGGGACACGTTATCGACGGTGGCGTCGGCGATCTTCAAGAGTGGCTTCGGGCTGGCCCCGATGATCACCGGGCTCATCAGTTTGTTCGGAGGCGACAGCAGTCCGGCGCCCGCTCCGCTCGTGAAGTATGCGCTCCCCGCATCGGTCGCACTCCAGGGGGCGGAGAGCGGCGGTGGTTTGACGGGAGTGGACTACGATCAGTCGGGGATGGCGCGGGCTTACCAGGCGAGCTCTACGGTGAGTTCGCCATCGCCTGCCGGAACACCTGGCGGCGCTGCGGCGCCGCTGATCACGGTCAACGTGCAGGCAATGGACGCCCGGTCGTTTCTCGATCGGAGCGGCGACATCGCACTTGCGGTGCGGGACGCGATGTTGAACATGAACGCAATCAACGATGTTGTGGGTGAGTTGTGATATGGCGAGCTTCCCTCAATTGCGGACCGGCGCGGTGGCGCAGTATCCACTGGACCGGGCCCTCGACTTCCAGAATCAGACGGTGCGGTTCGTGGATGGAACGGATCAGCGATACCGTGACTCCGGCGGATATCGAATGCGGTGGCGGATCCAATTGAACGCATTAGACGAAGGGGAAATGGCCTCGCTCGAAGAGTTCTTCGAGGCGAGCCAAGGCGCGTTCGGGACATTCACGTTTACGGATCCGTGGGATGGACGCGAGTACGAGGACTGCAGTCTGGAGCTGGATGAACTGCGTGTGACCACGGCCGCCGAACTCCGCGGCATGACGCAGCTCACGGTGGTGCGAAATCGATGACGGCGCCGGCCTATCCACAATTGGGAAGCGGCGCCCTGGGGCAGTTCCCCATTCGGAAGACAAGGCGGACGCGCACCGTAATCAACCGTGCGGCGGACGGCAGCACAATCCGGCTGTCCGACCCGGCCGGCGTGATTACGGAATGGGCGCTGACCTATGCGGACCTGAGCGATGAGGAGGCGGGTCGCCTGCAGGGGTTTTTCGAAGCGGCCGAGGGTACGCTGAACGGATTCACTTTCCTGGACCCCGCGGGCAATCTGCTCGCCTGGAGCGAGCAACTGGACAACGCCGTCTGGCAGAAAGACCCATACTTGCAGTTGGCGGCCGGCGTGACCGATCCCCGCGGCGGCGCGGGGGCGAACCGGATCACGAATAGCGGCGCGGGGTGGCAGACGATCAGGCAGACGATCGCCGCGCCGGGCGGCTATCAGTATTGCTTCAGCGTGTACGTGCGCGCGAACGCGGTGAACACCGTACGGCTGCTGGTCGGGACGGAATCGCGTGAGTACACGGCGTCGCTGGCGTGGCAGCGGGTGGAGATGCCCGCGACCGCCGCGACCGATGCCGAGTCCGTGCGATTCGGGATCGAGGTGGCTGCGGGCGGAGTCGTGGAGATCTACGGGATTCAGGCGGAGGCGCAACCGGGCGCCTCGGAATACAAGCGAACGACGCGGGGTGGAGTCTACGAAAACGCGCATCTGCGGGACGACCGTCTGGCAGTAACCAGGACAGGCGTGAACCGGCAATCGTGCACGGTGAATATCATTCATGCAAACCATCTTTGAGCTGAAGGAACAGGCGGTCACGGACACGCCCCTGTTGCTGTTCGATTGCGTTCTGGCAGACGGACGGACGGAACACTGGAGCACTCACGGGGTCACGGTGAACGGGGTGGCCTACGCGGCGAGGGTACTGCAGCACAACGTTTTCGAACTGCAGGCGTCGAGCGATCAGGGCGTAGATATAGTGCCGCGGATATCGCTGGTACTGGCGAACGCGGACTCGCATGGATCGGAGATCGAGCGGGCGACCGGCTGGAAGGGATCGCGGCTGACGGCGGCCCTGGTGTTCTACGACTTGCGGCAGGGCGCGGCGTTGAGCGATCCAGCGATTCTGTTTCAGGGCATCTGCAATTCGCCGGACGAAATCCTGGAAGGCACACTTCGGCTTTCGGCTACGAACCGCATGAGCCTGCAACGGCTCCTGTTGCCACAGGTCCGAATTCAGCGGCGATGTCCGTGGGAATTTCCTGCGAACGAATCGCAGCGGGCGGAGGCGATCGACGGCGGCGAGAGCGGCAAGTATTCACGGTTCTACCGCTGCGGTTACTCGGCGGGAATTAGCGGCGGAAGCGGCACGACGGATGGGAGCGCTCCGTTCGCGGCGTGCGGATATACGCGGGCGGACTGCGAGGCGCGGGGCATGTTCGTCAACTTCGGGGGGATCGAATTCGTTCCGCCGGCGATCGGAGTGCGGACGTACGGCGACAAGAACTGGCACACGTCGGCGATCTCGGTGAACGAAGCACGGTGCAACGATTTCGTGCCGATGATTTATGGAACGGCATGGTACAACCCCCCGGTGGTGTTCGCACGCAACGACGGAAATCTGACGCGGATGGAAGTGCTGCTTGGCCTGGGCGAGATGCAGGGCGTGCTGAAGGTGCTGGTCAACGATGTGGAGATCCCGCAGGGCATCGGGGGGACGAATATGACGGGCACCGGGTGGTACAACGTCCCGACACTCGGCACCCGTTCCGGCGCGTTCAATCCGGACTTTCAGGATGCCACCGGACATCCGGCAGGCGATCCCTACGGGAGCATGGCGTATCTCTCGGTGGTCGTACCGAACCGGATCAACGACGGACAGACACTACCGAAGGTAGCCGTGCTGGCGCAGGGGATGAAGCTCCCGGCCTATGCCGCGGACGGGTCGGCGCTGGGCGAACAGTTTTCGAGCAATCCGGCTTGGATCCTGGTGGATGTGTTGCGGCGGGCGGGATGGAACGTGAAAGAGATGGACCTGGCGAGCTTCGCGGCAGCGGCGGCGTACTGCGACGAACCGATCGGGGCCCTGGATCTGTACGGCAATGCGATTACGCTGCCGCGATTCCAGTGCAACCTGGTTCTCCAGAAACGGAAAAGCGCAGGGGACGTGGTTCGCGGCGTGAGGAATGCCGCGAGGCTGCTCTTGACGTACGGAGTCAATGGCCGGCTGATCTGCCGGGTTCAGAACTCGATGGCGCTGGAGATGCCTGCGAAACCGGCATGGTCGAATGCGACCGAACCGTGCAACGGCGGCTGGCCGAGCTACGAATTCGGCGATGGGAGCAGCGGGACTTCGGGAATCGTGCTACGAGCCTCCGGGGAACCGGCTTTCCGGTTGTACTCCCGAAGCATGGCGGACACACCGAACCGGTTGAGCGTGGAATTCCAGGATTCGCTGAACGAATATCAGCAGGACAGCTTCTCGCTGGTGGACGCCGACGATGTGACGCTTACCGGGCAGGAGGTATCGCAGACACTTGCCGCGACGGGCTTGCCGAATTTCGATCAGGCGGCGCGGATTTTGAAACTGAATCTCGATCGCTCCGTGCGGGGCAACACGTACGTGGAGTTTGAGACCAGTGTGAAGGCATTCGGGATGCGTCCGGGCGATCTGATCACGGTGACGTATCTGAAAGAGGGACTGAACCGGCAGGCGTTCCGCGTTCTGAAAATCGCTCCGGGGATGAACCACCGGCTGTGCACAATTACGGCGCAGATTCACGACGATTCCTGGTACGCGGACAGCAATGGGCAGGTGGATTCGGCCAGCGGAGGAAGGCGCCAGAGCAGCGCCGGGGTCGGCTTACCTCGTCCGCTAATGGGCGCGGTGCTAGACGATCGAGGAGACGTTCAGTTCGGGGTCGATGAGTCGGCTGCCATGGAGGATGACGGCTCGGCGCAGACGGAGGTGACGTCAAGTTTCGTAGCACCGCCCGTCGCCGTGGGCAACGGTCCGGGAATCCCGCTGCTCGACCTGGCTACGACGGTCGGGAGCGGCGGCACGCTGCGTGGCGGACAGGCACTCTACTACGCGATCTCGGCGGTCGATGGATCGGGGACAGAGGGGCTGCTTTCCTTCATCGTGCGGGCGTTAGTGGCGAGCGATGGGAGCTCGGTCGCGATCGGCGGACTCAGCTTCGCCCCTGGGACAGCGGCATTCCACGTATACCGGGGCAACACGCCGGCGCAACTATTCCGGATCGCATCCAGCCAGCCGGTCGCTGCGCAATTCGTGGACTCCGGATACGCCACAGAATTGATCGCGCCCGCGGATACGAATTTTGACCACGCGAACTTCTACTGGCGAATGGAGCTACAACCGGAAATCGCGGCAACGATCCACAGCGCGACGTCGCTCGGGAATGAAAGCCTGCACATGAAGGAGAACCAGTATCGCGGCATGACGACGCGCATCACGCGCGGGACGGGAGCCGGACAGGAACGAAGTATCGCTGCAAATACGGCGACCACCCTGACGGTGTCGGCGGCATGGGCGGTGACGCCGGACGCGACGAGCTCCTTCGTGGTTGCTGAACCGGGATGGCAGTTCGGCGCGATGTCGAAGACAAGTCCGGTGAAGTTCGGCATACCCAATCGGGCGGGCGAGACGGTGGAGATATGCGGGCGGGCGGCCAACGCAAACGATGTCGAATGCGCGGAAGAGCTGTCGATCGTGACGCGGCACCAGATCGCGGGGGGTAGCGCGGGAGACGCAAACGTTCCGGGCGTGCCGTACTTTGGACTGGGTCCGGGAGCTCGCGGCGGAACGGTCGAACTGAGCGGCGTTTCTTTCACGGATCTGGCAAATACATCGACGATCTCGTCGGCGACCCTGACACTGCATTACTGGGACGAGTTGGCGGGTCAACCGGCGACCTTGCTGGCGAACGCGATTGGGGCGGCGGATACGGAGATCGAGCTGAGCGCATCATCACCGGCGGTCGCGGGATGCTTCGCGCAGATCGACGGCGAGGTCGTACGAGTGGATGCGGTGCAGAACGGCGGAACACGCTGGCTGGTGACGCGTGGCACGCATCTGAGCGTGGCGGCAGGCCATACAGTGCTGACGAAGGTTTACGGACTCTTGAATCAGAGTGTGATAGCAGCCTTTCCCGCGGGATTCTTCGGGAGTCCGTATAGCGGGAGTTGGAGCTATCCGGTGTCGCTGCCGAATGTGCGGGTGGCGAGCGCCGAACTCTACGTGACGAATCGCGCCGGCAACAGTCCGGTACGGAGCATCTGCCTGACGACCACTGTGGATCTTGGTCTGCGGACGCTCTCGGGCGGTCAATACTCGATGCAGGTGGACGGATACCTGGCAGTAGAGCAATCGGCAGTCCCGGCCGTGCTGGTGGAAGCGCCGCACGCGGTACGGGATGTGTACGCGGTCGTCGGTACGGTAGCGGATGCGGATATACGGCTGCAGGTGAACGTGGACGGTGCACAGTATTGCACCTTGACGATCCCCGCGGGGATGACCGTGTCGCCCGGGGCGGACGGAACTGCGCTGGCGCCGCTGGCGACGGGCGCGAAAATCACGCTTTCCATTCTGTCGGTGGGGCAAATCTATCCGGGCGCCGACTTGACGGTGGTGATTCGAATCTGATGGCGGAGCAACTCACCAAACTGCGGCCGGACCGGGACCTGCAGTGCTACTTCCAGAGGCCGTCGGCCGCAGCGGCGTTGAGCGGGGCTTCGGCGAACGGATTCACGGTGTCCGGCTGTTGGAGACAGCAGTTCGACTGGGCGGTAGTCGAATGGACGCGGGACAACACATTCGAGCATCCGGCTCTACGTAATCTGCCTGACGGCGACCTGAGCGGACTGCGGCTGTCTTACGAAGAATCGCGGACGAACTGCATTCCTCTGGACTCCACGCTCTATCCGACGGTAGACTGGCCCTCCTTGCGCGTGTGGGCAACTACGGGCGAGAGCGAGGCGTTATACAAGGTACGGCTCAAGGACTACGCGACGCCCATTGGAGAGTACACCGCGGCGACGGCGCAGTTCGAGCTACAAGGTACACCGGGCGCGGGCGACTACATCGAGCTGGCGTGGCTGGATCAACATTTCAATTACCGGATTACCGGGTCGGACACGCTGGAGTCCGCAGTTGGCGCACTCGCCGCAGTCATCACCGCGAATCAGGCGTCGGGCGGCGTTTCCGCGGCGGCGAGCGGCGCGGTAATCACTCTGACGTATCACGGAATGCCGGGATCCAACGGCAATCGGGTCGGAGTATACGGCACGGTGCATGGGAGCGGGACGGAATCATGGTCGCCGAGCGCGGCGCTGTTCTCGGGCGGAGCATCGCCTACTCGCTGGAGAATCGCACTCGACTTCGGAAGCTTGCGCGATGAAACAGGTTCGGCGGTACCCACGCAGAACGTTCGGAAAATGCGCTGGACGTGGGCGGCGGACCTGCAGGATCGCGACTTCCAGCGCAGCGAATTCGCAGTGACGGTAACGAACTGGACGGTCACTGGTAGCAATCTGACGTACCGGGTCGCGGGAGCGGGAAGCCGAAGGATCGAGGACGATGCTCCGGAGGTCGCCTATAACGGGACTTGGGATTCGGCGCGCGGTAATTACTCCGGCGGTTCCATCCGGTGGAGTACGACGCCCGGCGCGCGGGTGCGCTGCAGCTATACGGCGAACGGGCCGCACGTGCTGTTGCTCGGGACTCGCAAGGCGGAAGGCGCTGGAACGATCTCGGTCCAAGTGGACGACGGCGCAGCGCAGAACTTCGATCTGAATCTGGCGGCGGAGGACTTTCTGGTGCGGCTTCCGTTGGGGACGTACGCGGGACAGGTGGCGCACACGGTGACGGTGACGCACACCGGGGCCGCGGGAACCAGCGTGTATTACGACTTCCTCGAGGTCGCGTACCCGAGCACTGATCTGCCGGCCTTCGACACCTCGAACCAAATGACACTCGCGACGGACTGGGACACCGATCACTCCATCGCGCTGGCGGCGGAACGGACGAGCTGGCTGGTTACCAAGCTGGGATTCCGCGGGCGCGCCAATCACTATGCCGGCGCGATGTGGTTCTACGAGCTGAGCCGCCCTGGACACAACTACGCGCAGGGCACGATTACGTTTTCGGGCTCGCCCGATTTCGGCAAAACTACATCGGTGACGGTGGGGGCGACGGCCCTATCGCATCTGAATCTGATTGGCGATACAGCAGAGAGCATCGCAAAGTGCTTCGAGCTGATGATCAACGCCGGATCGACGGGTGTGCGTGCGACGAGTCAGGGCGCGGTACTGACGATCCGGTCGCGGATCATGGGGCTGGCCGGAAACGGAATCGCGATCGGGGCGGCGACGAACAGCACGTCGTTCCTCGCGGCGACGAGTGGCGGCACGCTGACGGGCGGCGCGGACGGAATGTGGCGGACGGACCTGGCAGCGACGCCGCGCATGAATCGGGCGGCGCGGGACTGGTCGCGCGCGTACCTGGCGGCGCTTCATGCGTCGGGTGTGGATTCGACGGCTGCATTCAGCATGGAGTTGCAGCACGGCGACGACTCCAGTTCAGCGGGGATCGCACAGCGCTACGCGGGCGGGCAGCCGGTATGGCTGAATACACCGGCGCTACAGACCAATTTCAGTCCGGAGAGTACGGCGTTCTGGCGGGATGTCTATCGGGATATAGCCCAGGTAATGACGGAGGCGGGAGTACGCCCGTACCTGCAATTCGGCGAGGTGCAGTGGTGGTACTTCGCGAATCCCACGGGAATGACGTTTTACGATTCGTACACAACTTCGGAATTTCAGCGCCGGTACGCGCGTCCGATGGGCGTGATTCCAAGTCAGAATGCGGATCCGGCGGCATTTCCGGAGGAGTGCGCGTTCCTGGCGGAACTGATCGGAGAATTTACCGATTCGATCATGACGTATGTGCGACAGAGCTATCCGGCGACGCGGTTTGAAGTACTGTATCCGCCCGACGTGAACGATACGACGCTGAATCGGCTAGTGAATTATCCGGTCACACATTGGACGCCCGCGAGTCTCACCTCACTCAAGACAGAAAACTTCACCTACACAGGAGATCGCGATCTAAACAAGGCGA